AAGTTTATGCGGTCACCCGTCAATATTCAAGTGAAAGCGGAACAGTTGACTCTTGAAGGGATTCAACAACATTATGTTGCACTCGACGACGATGTCCAGAAATATCTTACATTGAAGGACCTCTTTAAGACGATTTCGGTCTCGCAATGTATTATTTTCTGTAATTCTACGAAACGTGTGGCAGACCTTCACGAAGCGATGCTTTTTGATGGTTTCCCCGTTTGTTGTATTCACAGCGGTATGGAGAAGGGGGACCGTGATAAGGCATACCAGGAGTTCAAGGCGGGTGTTCACCGTGTTCTTATTTCGTCCAATGTGACTGCGCGCGGGATTGATATTCAGCAGGTTAGCACGGTGATTAACTTTGATATGCCGCAGGATGTTCATATCTACCTTCATCGTATTGGACGTTCGGGACGTTGGGGGCGCAAGGGTGTCGGCATCAACTTCATTACGCGTCGCGATATGCGCATCAAGAAAGAGATTGAGACATACTATGGTACGATTATCACCGAGTTGCCAGTGAATTTTATGGAGGGGGTTTAGTATTCAAATAAATAGGTTTAAAACGAAGGATTATCTTCATTTTATACTGTAGAATCATATAGCGATAGCGATAGCGATGACCAGCGAGGGTTCTTGTTCTTTTAGTGTATGTTCGCTGATTACTGATGTGCGTGAATCCGTAGGTGAAATACCACGTGAACCGGAAGATATTAAAGCATTATTGATGGAACATTTAGGATTTTGTGGCGCGAAGACGGCATCGACATCGGGCACGGGCACGGGCGCGGGCACAGTCGATGTCTTTAAGCATCCAATTTCATATACCGACCCCGAGAAATTACACGAATTGCCGGTTTCCATCATTGATGACCTAGAAATGATACAGCCGAAACAGCGTTCGAACAATGACGATGACGATACCGAATCCGCAAGTGTAAATGGTCTGTATCATTACGTGTTCACCCCCACATCCGTCTACGGAACCGAACACCTCCCCATCTGGAGCAAGTATTATACAACGGATATCGAGTATCTAAAACAAACTCAGACACTCCTTCAAATGTTTGACAATGAAATTCTGGAACGTTGTATCGCGCAAAATACCGCACACGCCACCCCCGTGGAAGCCTTTGCGACAATGAAGGAGACCTGGAAAGATTTCCGAGGAACAGGAAAACTCACTGATTTTAAAGAGAAATTCAGTTACGTCGAGACCCCCTTCCTCTCCAAGTTGAACGGGTCGTCGTCATTTCTTCAGTTCCTGACATTGTATAATATTTCATCACCTGTGATAGCGCTATTGACACCATTGATTGTGTTAATCATCCCCTTCTTCGTATTAATGATGCGTGGACTGAGTGTTTCGGTATCGGAGTATATCGATATTTTAAAAACCATTATCAGTCAGCACGCAGTGGGTAAATTTATGACACAATTCGAGACAGTAAGTGTGGAACAGAAGATGTATATTATGATGTCGGTCGTGTTCTACATCTTTCAAATCTACCAGAACATAATGGCTTGTGTTCGGTTTTACAAGAATATCAAATTGGTTCATACCCATATTCATACCATCAACGGGTATCTTACCGCGACGGGTGTCAATATGTCGTATATGATTCAACTCATACAGACGTATCATTTGTCGACCTACGAACCCTTTCGTGAAGAACTCACTGCGAAGTATACTTTACTGAACCAAGTCACGCAGGCACTCGCAGATATTTCGCCGTTTTCTGTATCCGTGAGTAAATTCTTCCAGATTGGATATGTAATGAAGAACTATTATTCACTGTTTTCGCAGACGGATTTAAATGAACTTCTGGAATATAGTTTTGGATTTAATGCGTATATGGAGCATTTGACGGCGTGCCGTTCCTTCGTCATTGACGGAAGAATCCACGTGTGTTCGTTCACAAAGGCGGAGACCGGAGCCGGAGCAGAGGACGAGACCGAGGTGCGCCCACTGACACCCATTAAGGAAGAAGCCGAAGACAAGGGCGATGGCGATGGCGAGGGCGATGGCGAGGCCGTATTGCCGCCTCCGCCCGCCCCTTTTGTAAAAAAATCCGGTATTACAAAACTGATTTCTCAAGTATACGCACCACTTCAGGCCGCAAATGCCACCGCAGTCGTCGCCAATGACATCGTCCTGGATAAACAACTCGTCATCACCGGCCCAAATGCCGCGGGAAAGACCACCGTTATCAAGTCGACATTATTCAATATCATTCTCTCGCAACAAATCGGTTATGGGTTCTACAAGCACGCAGAAATCACACCCTATGATTATCTTCACTGTTACTTGAATATCCCGGATACGTCGGGACGCGACAGTCTCTTCCAGGCCGAATCACGCCGCTGTATGGAAATTCTCCGATGTATTATGGACAACCCCACATCGCGTCATTTCTGTATTTTTGACGAGCTTTATTCAGGGACCAATCCATACGAAGCCGTCGCTGCCGCATACGGGTATATCGCGTTCATCTCCAAGAACCCGCGGGTTGACCTCATCCTCACCACACATTACATTGAACTTTGTGAACTTCTCGAGAAGCGGAACGCGGGAGCGATTACCAATCTTCATATGTCGGTATGTGCGGATACGGGCGCGTATCTGTATAAGATTGCCAACGGAATATCCAGTATCAAGGGGGGGTTGAAAGTTCTCCGCGACCTCGAGTATCCAAGCGAAATCGTGGAGAGTGCCAGGGCGATTATTCAGGGGTAGTCGACGTTTCAAGTAACGCAATATACCTGCGCAACAATCGCTTATACGTATAATAAATGGGGTCATCTGTATCCGTAACTTTTTCAAGAACACGAATGTCATTATAAAATGAAACAAGTTGTTCGTATGTAGGCTCTTTCTCCGTGGAAGCGGCGACCGCGTCGTATATCGCGTTCAAATTCGCGCGGGCTTGCTCGTGGCGTTGCGTGAACTGTGCTTCATACAATGACGCATTTAGATAATTTAAGAAATTCGCTAGTGTCTCGTGGATGTCGCTTGCCGTCGTATTCATTATTTCGTCATATGCCGTATTCATTATTACGTCATATACCACATTGTATTTATGCCGTATTTATTCCATTGTCCAAAAAGTCCGAATTCGCCGCCTTGGCCGCAATGGCCGCCATCGCCACTTCCTTGTTCACATATACATTTTTCGCCAATTTTTTCAACACTTTACTAATATTCCCATCCTTCGCACCGTCAGTTATCGTTTTTGACAGTTTCAAATACTGGATATTCTCGTTTGAATTACTGTCCATACAATTCGGATGTAACGCGGCCCATTCCCCAATGAGTTGGACATTTTTATGTTCCACCGCAAGCACCGCATTTGTCAGTTTCTCACAGTCCGGTGTATCTTGTTCCCACTTACCCGAGTTTTTCAAAAGAAACATTTCCCGCTTCACGTCGCTACAATGAACCGGGCGTTTATGAAGTTCGGTTTTATTCAGGTTTGATATCAATATATTCGACATCCCTTCTACATACCCAAGTTTCCCCACACTTTCTAGGTCGTCCGTGTTTAATTGGATAGAATTCACAAATTCCTTCATATTCATCGCGTCCTTACAATGTTCATTTAAGAACATCTGGAGGTTAAACGTATTATTATTACAGTTCATCATATTGTTATTATAGGTTGTCGTCAATTCCATCGCAGCCGCGCTCTTTTTGTATAATTCCAAAATCTGTGTCTTGAACTCTTCATTCATCAGCATCATTGTTTGTATCATACTCTTCAGTTCTTCCGGGTTTTCTATCTTCGGCGGTGCTTCCAGGACATTTGTAATACACATCGTTCCGTATTTCTTATTATGTCGCCATAATCCAGTTCGGTTGATATAGATACGTTTACAATATCTACAAGTAAAGGCGCGAGTGTCGCCGGGGGTGGTCACGTGACCAAGTGGTTTTGGGTCGTAAATGACATCCCCTTCTTCGTTTTCCATTCCGAGGTCGATATGAACGATTTCATTGATGGGTGTTTTTTGGGGGGTCGACACTTCGCAAATTTCCAACGTCGGTTTTTGGGGGATGTTTTTTACGTCCTGACCCCCCGATACACCGCTTATGAGACTGTGAATCATATTTTTACATTTGGCGTTCTCGGAACATAACCGTTGATGCTTTGACGAAAAAGATGGCGCTTGTAATCAAATTTGTTATTGGTTGTGGTGTTACAAGTGTCGCAATGGAACATATGCGTAATTTCAGTCTTGCGTAAAATGGTGCCTAAATGACGGGAGCGTATAGACAAGGGGGAGAAAATAGGCCGGGAGGCCAGACGCGCCGGAGGACGCAAAAAATTACCGTCACAAAAAAATCGGTCGGACCAAAAAAGTTGTGACTGGTCAGTCACAAATCGCGCATTTTTTGTGTTTCAAAAGTATTTTGGCCTACCCCCGTTTTACCCAAGCACGTAAAATGTTGCGTATTATTGCGTATGAAGCATCATTTTACGCCTCTATGTTAGGCTGCCATTGGGGGGGTATAACACCCGATGAATGGTCGCCATTGATGGCGATAATCTATTATTTTTTTCATTTTTGAACCGAATATTTTTGGCTGAAAAGCCTTTATTTCATAACTTTGTCAATTGCCCGACCACGGACTTTTATCAAAAAAACAATATTTGAATGGAATATTTTTGTCTGAAAAGTGTTTCTTTCAAATGATATCCTATGGTTACAAACTGGACTTTTTACAGTTACATACGAATTTTTAATTAGATAAAATGATTTATAAATATATCTACTATAACATATATTAATGAGTAAAAAAATTTGCTCTGAACCTGGTTGTAATCAATATGGAATTGGAAAAAAATGTAAATGTTTAGAACACGGAGGTGGTTATCGTTGTTCTCAATCCGGGTGCGTAAACCATGCGCGAAACGGTTATGAATACTGTGTATCGCATGGAGGCGGTAAAAGATGTAATCAAACTGATTGCCATAAAGGAGCTGCATATAAAAGTGAATACTGTGTATCACACGGAGGCGGTAAAATGTGTAATGAAACTGGTTGTGATAAAAGAGCCACATATAAAAGTGATAAATGTATATCTCATATAGACAGGCAAATATGTAATGTATCTGGATGTGATAACATTTCGCAACGTGGTTATAATATATGTGTAACTCATAACGGCGGACTGATGTGTAATGAGCCTGGATGTTACAACCCTGCTGTCGATAAAAGAAGTAGATGTGTAGAACATAATAATGGTCTAAAATTTTGCAATGAACCCGGATGCAATATTCGTGTTCAATATCGTTCAAATAAATGTATATCACATAATGGTGGAAAGATGTGTATTGAGTCTGGTTGTTATAAAAGGGTCAGAACTGAACTGAGTAATAAATGTTCGGAACACTGTGATAGAAATATATGCGATGAACCCGGATGTGAAATTCATGTCAAATATAGGTCTAACAAATGCGTAATACATAATGGCGGTCAAATATGTTCCGAACCTGGATGCTATAAGACAGCCAGAGGACCATCTCATAAATGTACGGTTCACGTGTTTCGAAACGGTGTTAAAAATCATTGTACTGAACCCGGATGTAATACATTTGCAGTTCCACCCAGTGAAAAGTGTATATTACACGGTGGTGGTTATCGTTGTAGTGAACCTGGTTGTAATACAAGTGCCCGAAGTATAAATAAGAAATGTGTAGCTCACGGTGGTGGTTATCGCTGTAGTGAACCTGGTTGCGATAAAAGTGCCCTTGGATTGACAAAAAGATGTAAAAAACATGGCGGAGGGAAAAGGTGTATTGAACAAGGTTGTGGTAAAAGCGCTGTAAGTGGAAGTGATAAATGTGTAGCACACGGCGGCGGAATAAGATGCCCCAATTGTATTGACTGGATAGATAGTCGTAGTGGTTCATCTCATTATGACGGATATTGTGCTACTTGTTTCAAACGATTATTTCCCGATGATTTACGTAGTAAAGTAATATACTCTCATAGCAAAGAAATAATGGTAAGAAACCATATTAATATCCACTTTGACGGATTTATACATAATACCCCATTATATACCGGTGGTTGTGATTGCGTCCATCGTAGGCGCATTGACCATCGTAAATTAATAGGCAATACCATACTTGCGGTTGAAACAGATGAATTCGCACATCGAAGATATGACATTAAAGATGAAGAAATTCGTTATGATGATGTTTATATGATACATAGTGGAAAGTGGATATTTATCCGCTTCAATCCAGATTCTAATATAAGTAAAATAGATATTGTTGATAAACTCGATAAATTAATAGAAACTATGGAAGAATGTATTTTTAGAATTGAACGAGAGGAAAATACTGAACTAGTAGAAATAATAAAATTATTTTGTTGATATTATACTTTTGTAATTAAAATAATTGATTTTAACGGAAAATTTCAAATGCGTCTATAGAAAATCATTATACCATAGTATTCAACAAAATACTATGATATAGATACGTTGAAATATGTATATCCTCACGGTGAGATAAATCAACATAAACCTATCCGCCTTATTTCATTCATTATTCCGTTCAATTTTCAAATATAACATCGTAGATTATTATATTACATAACACACAACGAGAGAATGGGCGAGTTAAGTTTTTTGACCATTATTGTTAGTTTAGCCGTTTGCTCTCTTTTGGCATATGCGATATTTCAATATATGAGGGTTCGTTTGACGATACTGGAACAATCACACAAAGAACAGGCGCTCATTTTACAGCAATTTATAGAAGAATCGTCGACGGACATACACCGTTTGTATCAGATGAATACGTCGTCGATGTCGCATAATGGCGCACAAAACAGTATTATACTTGAATACGCAAATGAAAATACGAATCGCGAATATGAAGAAAAACCGGTTGCGTATAATGAACCGCATATCATTCATTTCGATACGGCGATTTTTCAAAATAAACGGAATAGTAACCTTATTGAAATATCATCAGATAGCGAGGATACGACAGACAGTGACGCGAGCGATAGCGAAGCAAGCGAAGCTAGTGACGCGAGCGAAGCCAGCGAAGCGAGTGAGGCGAGCGAAGCCGCCAGCGAAGCAAGCGAAGCGACCGACCGCATAGAATCCAATGTGTCAGAATTGGTAGAAGAACTTGTAGTTGAAACTGTAAATTCGGTTCCCTCACCTGAAACCAAAATGATTACCGTGGATTTAGGCACAATTCCATCGTCGGAAGACCAACCATTGGATGTAATGGATATGCTTAATAAAAAGGAGATATCCGAAGAAGTGCCCGCCACAACGGCAGCAGCACCCGCCACAGCCGCACACTCACATTTCACAGGAATGTCTGTTACTGAATTACGCTATTTACTTAAGGAGAAACATAAAGATCGCCCCGAAAAACACGCGGAAATCCAGAAAATGAAGAAAGCGGAGTTGATTCAAGCATTACAATAGTATTTTATTCTCATAATATACAAATATAGATACAATGTCGCATTCACAACCGCATTGGTCCAAGAATTATAGTTCGAGTCATAATGTTTATTTTGACTTCCCGCCGTTGATGACGGATGGGCGCAATTTCTCAGGATGGCAGCCTGGCAACGCAGTAAATGAATCCATTCGCCGCGCAGAAAATATCAAGACCAATTGGGACTATCGTCGTTATTTAACACTGAACGCTGACCAGATTATCACGATTAACAGGGTTGACGCCGTAAATATGTCAGGTCACGGGTCATTTGACGTGAATGCTTATGAACAAGAAAATCATCGCAATCCACCCTTTATGTATTCCTCTGTGATGGATACACGAGAACCGTTTGGGTATGTCCAGAGTGATTTAAAAGATGTCTATCTCTCGCGAGAGGCGCTTCAATCCCGAATGGTTGCGCCAGAAATCACACAAGAGCAAGTTTTGGCGTTCCAACGGCAGCAGCAGCAGCAGCAGCAGCAGCAGCAGCGTAATGGCGGCGCAGTGGCGAGACAGTAAGTGTCGACGAGCGACGAACCAGTATAAACCTTTATTTGTAAGCATTGGTATATGCTAATTCTTACAAATGCGAATTATCAGCTTTGATGTCGGAATGAAGAATCTCGCGTATTGTTTATTCACGATTCCAGACGACATCGTATTTACAGGGGCGAGTCCATCCACCCTCGTCAAGCACATCAAAATCGAGAGATGGGATGTCATTGATTTACGATTTGAACCGAATGCTGCGCCGTGTGAAGCAGAACCTGCTCCGAAGAGAACGTGTAGTAATGACGGGAAGTTGGCCAAGTGGATATCGCCGAACGTGCCACTCGCTTCACCTGAGGTGTCGCTCCTTTTACGTTCGGCTAACTTAAAGATTCCTGCGCACAAAGACTCGCAAGGTCCACCGCACCAAGACTCGCCCGGCCTCGCACACGAATCGTCTAGTGCGAGTGTTGTGAGTGGAGCTCGCTCTGCGAGCGAAACGAACAACACGAGCATTCTATGCAACAAATGCGCTGAGAAATCCAAATTCAGAATCCCATCGCGAGAGATTCTTCCCATCCAGCGTAATCTCTCCATCCTCGATAAAAAGAAACTCCCCGAACTAATGGATATTAAGGCAAATCTCTCGCCGCCACCATTTGTCAACACAGAAGCACCGGCGCAGAATCTAAAAGTCAGAAAAGCCGACCTCGTCCAAGATATCAAAACAACCCTTGCGAGAGATTTTCTTGAACCGTTTGATGAAGCCAAGTATTTGATGCGTATTGCGGGCGGCGGTGGCGATGGCGCGAATGGCGGCTCCGTCGCGCGACCCAAGAAGGCAAATTATCTCTACGCTCACGACCTGGATTTAATCACCTATGGACGCAATATGATGAAGCATCTTGACGCGATACTCTTCTCCGCGAATACGGCGGCACCGGCGGTCATCGATATGATGATTATTGAAAATCAAATCAGCACACTCGCCTCTCGGATGAAGACACTTCAAGGAATGATTACGCAGTATTTTATTATGAAAGATATCGCACATATCGAGTTCATCTCCGCATCGTGTAAATTAAAACTGTTTACGACCGTGACACCTGGCGCATCCGACGACGCAGTAGAAGAATGTGTTGATGCGTCCACTTACGCAGACCGTAAGAAATCGGGTATCATCGTATGCCGTTCTCTCGGCGAAATATCTCGCAAACACAATTCGGATTTCATAAAATGGATGCCCGTATTTGAAAAACATAAGAAAAAGGATGACCTCGCGGATTGTTTTTTACAAGGGTTATGGCGAGTTCATAGTGCGGAACAAATGAAATAATATTGTCTATTTGAATCATATTAAATTGAGTATAAAGATTCTTCTCGTAGTTGTATTATATTCCATTTTATAGTTGACATACGATGGCAGAAGAGATTGATTTAAGCGCATTGGATACGATGCCAACATTTACGTTTGGTAAATCGGGAGGTGGCGGTGGCGGCGGTGGCGGTAGTAGTTTCGGAGGTGGTATTGAACTTCTGATGAATAATAAATTCAAAGACAGTGACCGTAAGGGCGGCGGCGGCGGCGGTGGTGGTGGTGACATCGATTTAAGTGAACTTACTGCCCTTGAAAATGAACTCAATGATTTAAGCAATGTAGCGCCAAAGCGTCGGAGTGGAAGTGACGGAGACGGCGGCGACAGTGGTGGTGGTGGTGGTGGTGGTGGCGGTGGTGGTGGTGGTGGTGGCTTTCTAAGCGGAATCTTTAATCTGAATAAATCTGACGAAGGAAGCGGTAGCGGCGGCGACGGAGGAGGCGGGATTCATTTAGGCGAATCCACATCCAATACAGACGCAGAGAATCGCACGTGGGATGGTTATGGCAAATTCAACAACATCCCCCTTGACCCTGATGCGAACATCGACCCGACTCCTCAGCTTTCCAAAGAAGAAATGCTGAAAGAGAAATTCAAACTTCTTCGTAAACTTGAAGAATTGGAACAGAAGGGTGTTGGACTCACCAAACGATATTCAATGGATTCTTCGTATGCGGAGATGAAGGGTGAATACGACACACAAATGGAGGAGCGTGAGCGCAAGAATAGTGTAAAATTCCAGGGGAAGATGCTTCTTGCTTGTATTACTGGTCTCGAATTCCTGAACAACAAATTTGACCCCTTTGACTTAAAATTGGAGGGATGGTCGGAGCAAGTCAATGAGAACCTTACCGAATACGACGAAATCTTCGGTGAACTTCACGAGAAATACAAATCCAAGGCCAAGATGTCGCCTGAATTGAAGTTGCTCTTTCAGTTAGGTGGCAGCGCAATTATGCTTCATATGACGAATACGATGTTTAAATCAGCGCTTCCTGGTATGGATGATATTATGAGACAGAACCCTGAACTGATGCAGCAATTCACGCAGGCGGCTGTTTCGTCGATGTCGGGTAACCTAGGCGGCGGTGGCGGCGGCGGTGGCGGCCCGAGTGCGCGCGGGTCCGGGTTTGGCAACTTTATGAATGATATCATTGGCGGTGGCGGCGGCGGCGGCGGCGGCGGCGGTGGCCGTAATTACGAGCCGCCTCCTTACGCACAACATCGCCCGCCTCCTCCTCCCATTGCGACCAAAGGCCCCGTTGCGCCACCACCACCTGTTCGTCCAGGCGCGACCGCGATGCCGACCCCGATGTCAGCACCATCGCAAGAACAGAGGGCGCGACGACCTGAGATGCGTGGTCCAAGCACGGATGTGTCTGATATGATGTCGCGATTGAAGACCAAGACAATTAATATTCAGCCGGGTGGTGGCAGTAGTTCAATGACTGACCAAGGCAATGGCAATGGCAATGGCGGCAACACAATGCTTCAAAATATTCTTTCTGGAATGACGGGAAGTGGCGGCAATAGCGCCGGTGACGACATCTCACTTGAACCTACCGTGATTAATGTTTCCAGTTTAGGTGATATTCCTCAAGAGTCTGTCCCTCATAAATCAAAACGTAGACCAAGGTCGGAGAGAAATACGGTGAGTATGGACCTCTAATAATTTTTACAAATCGCTGCGTTCGCAGACTCGTTACACTCGTCCACTCACATCCGCGATTTGTAAAAATTATTTCTTAGGGGGTTCCGCCCCCCAACGACGGAACTACGTTATATAACCAGTTCATAACCAGAGCATAACCAGAGCATAACGAGAGCATAACCAGAGCATAACCAGAGCATATCCCGAGCATAACGAGAGCATAACCAGAGCATAACCAAAAAACACGAGGTCGCCAGCCGTCGGAAATACCGGCGAAGCAGCGAAGCGAAGCGAGCAAGAGTGAATATGGACGGCGGATTTGTATACGGTATTCTATGTTGAACTATCTATCTTGAACTATATTCTCGTTTTTTATTGCGAATATAGTCCGCCGTCCATATTCACTCTTGCTCGCTCATTCACTCCGCTTCGCGTCGTTCTCTCGCGTCGCTGCTTCGCCGGTATTTCCGACGGCTGGCGACCTCGTGTTTTTTATTATTTATACAGTAGTTACAATATGAATTACAATTTCGCCCACAAACCGAACGAGTGAAGGTGTGGAGCGACGAAGCGAAACACCGTAGCGAGAGAGACAAACCGAACGAGTGAAGGTGTGGAGCGACGAAGCGAAACACCGTAACGAGTGAGAAAGGGATATAAACATCCCTACTTATTATAAATAAGCACACTTCCACGTAAATGTCGTCATCGTCGTCTACTCACTTCAAATCCATATGTTCACAAAATGATATGCGTCTTGGTAAAAACCCAGAAATGAAACTATTCACATTGGAATACAACTATCATAATCCAAACTTCGATATTCTCTCGCTTATCAATATCAATATCCATAAATTGTTGCTGGAAGTCAATAAAGACATCATTGAAACAATTGATATTCAACCTTGCCCCGATGACGCATCCGAGCACACGATATTATACAAATTCAAAGATATTGGCGGAGATTTAGGAGGGTTCAAGACGTATATGTATGTCTCCACCAAAATCGCAAAACGATATGCGAGTAATGGAAATACTGAGATTATTTTTACAAGCAAGAGTATCCCCTATGAATTTCATAGCGAACTCCTGGCATTGAAATACCGATTATTGGAATATCCTTTGTATATCCAAAAGTATATTTATAATGAATGCTCGGATACGGGCGTGGGTGCAGGCACGACCGCGACGCTTCAAGTGCTTCATATGTTCAAGTTGAAACCGGACACACAAAATGAGCTCACCGTCGCAATGGAAAATGCCATCGGGATTCTTATCAAAAAAATGTATTTTCGGTTGAAAGTCGCCATTGAAAGTCTGCGATGATAATCACGGACACGCACACTCGCACGCATACGCAGACGCGCGTATTCGTTATTTAGCGTAATATGTATTAGAATTATAACTCATATATATTATACCAAAATGGACGACTTACTACAAGAATATTTAGAATGTGAAAAGAATGCCACCGACGTTCCTCACACAAACGACGCCAATGCTGCCGATGCTGCCGATGCTGCCGATGCCGACGCCGCAGCCGCAGCCGACCAACAAGGATATGATGACTACGTCAAACGAACTGAAGAATACTATTATAAAATGTCGTGTCGCGACTTATTCCGCGCATTATGGTTCACGATGTCGTCATGTTATATCGGTCTCTCGGAGTTCATCAAATACAAAGTGGGATGGAAATCACGCAACCACGCAATTATGGATGTAAGTCGCCGTCTCGCAGCGAAAAATATGATGTATGTAAAAATATTCCAAGCATTCGCAACCAACCGCAATATCGTCTCTCACGAACTCAACGAATTCTTTAGTGAGTATACCGATAGTGTAACGTATTCCGATGAAGAATACGACATCAACGAACTGAAAGAGTTAGAGGCGAGGTCGCCCGAATGTCGGCCTTACGGACGTCTTCGCATTGAAAATGACTATCGCCCCATAAAATCGGGGCTGATGTCGCTGATATTTCGGGCGCGTATACTGCCTCCGGAGGGTTCGGGCAGCGGCACGGACGGCGTGGGCGACCGCGTGGTCGTCAAGTATCTTCGCAAAAACATCCGCAAGAACTTCAATGCATCAATGAACAATCTCGTCGTATTTGCCAAACTCACGAAGTATGTCCCTTATATGAAAACATTAAACGTGGAAAACCTGATTCTCCAGAATATTGTATCTCTCAATGACCAAGTCTGTTTTCGTAAAGAACTCGCGAATATAACGACTTACTACAACCGGTGGAAGGACTACGAAACGGTGAAAATTCCGAAACCATACCCTGATTATACAGAAACGATACACCCCGACATCATTGTGATGGAATATATCGACGGAATGAAGATAACGGAAATCGACCCGGCAGATAATGACACGTTTGCGAAAGTGCTCGCGGGATTCAATGGCAAGGCCGCATTCTGTAGTTCGATTTATCACGGAGACCTTCATCCGGGAAATATTTTGTTTATTAAAGCGGCACCAGATGCGCCATCGTCGGAACCAACCCATCGTATTGGAATCCTGGATTTCGGAATTATTGGGTATTTGACACGAAGCG